GATAATGAACCAGGAACTCATAATTGGGTTAAAGTTACAAAGAAGCATAAAAACAAACCAAAATATACGAGTGGATACTAAAAATAAAATATTTTTTATTTTTTATTTTTAATATTTTTAATATTTCTTAGTGTTTAATCTGGGAGCAACACACATAGTTTCAAGTTCTTGAATAAACAGTTTCATCGCATAAGGGACTCTAACCTCTGCGAAAGATGTATTATTGTCACAATTTTTACAAAAGTTAATTTTAGCCTTCTTATTAACCGAACTTACAAGACCACATTTCTTACAAGTATACATCCTGTAATTATCAGAGCGATCTTGAAGAGTTTCTTTCAAAAACTGGGATGCTCCGTGTGAAAGAATACAGTCACGTTCCATTTCACCAAAACGAAGACCACCATCACGAGAACGACCTTCAACTGGCTGACGCGTGAGGATTACATTAGGTCCATTCGCACGAGAATGAATTTTATCATCAACCATATGCTTAAGTCTTTGATAAAATGTAGGCCCCATAAAGATATTAACTTTCAATTGCTCTCCTGTTCTTCCATTATAAAGAACTTCGTCGCAATGCCGTTGAAATCCCAATTTTTCAAGAATATCACCTAAACTTTTTTCATTAAATTTAGTAAATGCCGTAGCATCGCCAAACTGACCGATGTTTGTTCCAATTTTTCCCATAAGACATTCAACTACTTGAGCAATAGTCATTCGAGATGGAACAGCATGAGGATTCATAATTAGGTCTGGTTTCATACCCAATTTACTAAAAGGCATATCTTCTTGTTTATATACCATACCAATAGTTCCTTTTTGTCCGTGACGAGAAGCATGTTTATCACCAACTGTAGGCTTACGAATAGTCCTGATTCTAACTTTAACAAATTTATAACCATCACCATTCCTATTAACCATGACTTTATCAACAAAGCCAGCTTCAGCACCTTTTACAGATGTGCTACAGCATCTATAAAGTTCATTTGAATCTTTCTTTGAATGAATAGGATGAATTTTACCAATAATAACATCATTTTCCTTTACATAAACATTTTCATCAGGGAACCCCTTATCAGTTAGTTTACTGTAGTTATTACCTTGCGTTCCAAGAGTGTTTTTCATAGCAGGTCTTACAAATTTCTCCTGCATTTTTACACTACTCGATTGACGTTTCTTTTCCTCGTCTTTAAATGTTCTAAAATAATCAGATATAAATAGACCCCTATTAATTGAATCTTGATTCATAATAATAGAATCTTCCTGATTATAACCTGAATTAGATGCCACAGCAACAATAGCATTAATTCCCGAAGGAAGATTACTTGATGGTAGATGCTTAATAATACGACTTGAAACCATAGGAAGTTGTGGATATCTAAGAATATGTGCCAATGTATCCATTCTATATCTGTAATTTGTAGCATATACACCCATTGCTTGTTTACCCATTGCTGACTGGTATGTGTTTCTGGGAGATTGATTGTGATCAGAGAAAGGAATAATAGACGCCAAAATTCCTTGAATAAACGATGGGTGAATTTCACAGTGAGTAAATCTTGTTTGAAGGCTCCTTTGGTTATTTTTAATAAGTTTCTCTTGATTAATAGCAATCATACAATTATCTTCTTCCTGAACATCAATAAACTCAATTACACCTTCAGACAAAGGCTTCTGGACCATTTCATTATATGTATTAAGACTTCCGGAAATTAGATTATTCCATTTCATTTTCTTTTTATCTAATTTATTAATTATATCATCGTTAATCAGTGGGACATTATTTTTAACGATATAAATAGGCCTAGTGCATCTTCCCGCATCTGTATAAATTTCCAGAATCGAATCTTGAATTTTCCATACAATTGACGTATGAATATGAACAATACCACACCTGCGCATATTCCTCAACTTATCTACAATATATTTAGGTTTATATGTAACATAGTGCCAAGCACCGTTAATAAAGATTTTTGTAGCAGTTTGAATATCTGAAGGATTAATATCACTGATTTTCTTAACGGGGAGATGCGCTACCAAATTTGTAACAGGTGAAATATCAGAATATCCTGTAATATGACAAGATAAAGCAAGATTTTTAACTACACCTACACCAGCACCCTCTGGAGTTTCAGCACCACAAATGTAGAATATTTGTGTTCCATGAAGCTTGCGGGGAGCAACCAGTTTTGATGTCTTCTCCATAGGAGTATTAACACGCCTCAAATGAGAAAGACCTGAATTATTGGTCAATCTGCTAAGGACTTGTGCGATACCTTGCTTATTCTTATTATTCTTAAGACCCCAATTACCTGTTGCCAAAGCAAATTTAAGACCGGTTGTAATGGTGGAAAACTTAACAATTTTATAAATATTAGTTTCATTAATAATCTTATTAAAATCCCGTGTGGCTTTCCATGAACCATTTGAATATTCCTTATTAATATTAGTTTTCATATCTTTTACAAGCTTCGTGTAATATTGTCTAAAAAGATTTGACATAAGCACGCCAGAGGTATCAATACGCTTATTAACATATGAATCTCTGTCATCTACTTCTTTCTTTTTAAGAAACACATCCAATAGATGCTTTACCATATGACCTAAGAAATATGCCTTGACTTTACTGCTTTCTCCAAGATGTGGAAGGAAATCATTACTAATAATATCGTTAAGATACGTCATTCTCCTATCTTTTTCAGATTTATCCCTGTCATAGCCCATCATATTAACGTGCCTACAAAGATATTCTTTAGCCATCTCTTGGTCTGTAATCGTAGATGCTTCCTCAAGGGAAGCTCTAAGAAATTGAGTATATTCTCTCCAATTTTCACGAGGCACGTCATATAGAATATAATTAGTAATATCATAGTCATTTGTAACATTCATTGCCTTAAATACAACATAGAGTGGAACATCTTGCTTAATATGCGGAATAGAAACTTTGATATTTCTTCCATGAATAGTTTCTTTTGATGTAATTTTTACCTGAATGTTCTTGGGTGTAAGAACCTTTTTATCAGGTAGAGACTTTATTTCACAAGTATGAGAATATTTACTCTGGGACTTAGAATTTTGAAACACATATACCTTATTTTCTGCTTGTCTTTCCTGGCAAACAAGAACTTTTTCAGTTCCATTTACTATAAAATATCCACCCTCATCATATTCACACTCCTCGTAATCAATTTTTTTATTATAAGTTTTAGATGCGAGAATACATGCTTTAGAGCCTAACATAATAGGAAGCTTGCCACATGTAACTTTAGGAATAATAATTACCGGATGTTCCTTGGTATTACAAAATGCCTCTCCAAATCGTTCGCGTGTCTTGAAGTGAAAATCAATAAAAGTATTTGAAGCATAAGTAAAATTTCTCGCTCTCGCTTCGTTTGGATACATAACCTTTTGACTGCCATTATTTTCATAAATTACAGGAGGAGTAATAGAATTAAAGTAAATATTAATTTCAAGGTCGTATCTATGCTTATTAACATCAATTGTTTTAAATTCTAGGTGTTCTTCGACAAATTCCTTAAATTCTGTTTGTAGAAGTTGATCCTTATCATTAGGAGTCCCCAATTGCTCGGATAAATCAATAGTAGTAATTTGATTATTAATAATAGAATACTTATCTTTAAAAAGTTTATGTATATCACTTAGTTCACGATACTCAATCCAATTATCATTTTGATAATATTTAGAGTCTTGTTTAAACTTAAAGAATTTCTGTTCTGTGATAAAATCATAATTTAGAATAATAGGATTAAATTGTTCTATTACATTAGCCAGACCTTTATCTAAGAAATCATTAAAAGGATCAATTTGATGTTGAATTAGAAATCCGGGTGAAGTCAACATCTCACGTAAAATTTTCCAAGCACCGTTTTCCCAATGAAAAGGAACGTTTTGTTTCGCATCCTGCATTATATTTTTTAATAATTAAAATTTTAAGTAAATATTATCAAATTTTTAATTAACTTAAAATTTTAAATTCTCATAGTTAAATTAAAATCTATGAGAATTTAAAATATGACACCTCATATTTCTAATAATAACTTAAAAAGACGGTTTTATTTTGATAATATAGCATGTTACATAATCAACGATTCTATTAATACATTAAGAAAACGTCTTGAAATAAATAAAAAAAGATATCATTACTATAATTTATGGTTTAAGTATCTATCAGATAATAATTCTAATAAAGAAATAATTAAGAAAACTTCTTCTTCATCACAGACATCGACATCATCTTTAGACTTAGCGTCTTCATCGTTGTTTATAAAGGGAACTTCTCTTATAGACAACAATAAATCAATGAACAATTATAACACACCTAAAATATCTTTTTTAAATCCTAACAATAAATCTACATCAACTTCAACATCAATGTCTAATACATTTAATGTGCTTGATTTATTATTACCTGAATATAGTTCTAATAAATCTATAGATACTTTAACAGTTGAACCAAAACAAAGACCCTTTTTACTAACTGAAGAAGAACTAAGTTATGAATTTCAAATGTTAGAAGATAATATTAATAATATTCAAGATTTAATTAACCTGGGAAAAAAATATGAAGAAATATTTAAGCCTATGAAAAAAAAATTTAATCTTAATCTAAGAGTTTTATCAGAGATGGTTCCTCATTTAGAACAACTCGATGATATGATTGGAATGAAAAATATTAAAGATGCTATTTTTGATAAAATAATTTTGTTTTTACAAGGTTTAGATGATAACCCAAATGATTATCATCATATTGTTTTATATGGAGGACCGGGTATGGGAAAAACTGTAGTAGCTAAAATTATAGGACAAATTTATGCAAAAATGGGATTATTAACGAAAGGAGACTTTAAAGAGATAACTTTAACCGACTTAAAAGGTGGATATATAGGTCAATCTGAGATTAAAACACAAAAAATACTAGATGCTTCTAAAGGATGTGTAGTATTCTTAGATGAAGCTTATTCATTGGGCTCTGAAGATAAAATTGATAGTTATTCTCAAGGAATTATAGATTTAATAAATCCATATTTAGATAAATATAGAAATGATTTTATTTTTATAATTGCTGGGTATAAAAACGATTTAGATAACAGGTTTTTTAGAGGTAATCAAGGATTAAAATCAAGATTTGGACTTTGGTTAGAAATTGAAAAATATTCCGCAGATGATCTAAGAAATATATTTATCAAAAAAATTGAAGATAACAATTGGAAAGCCGATATAGATAATATACCTCTAAGTTTTTTTGATAAAGAAAAAGATGTATTTGAGTTTTTTGGTAGGGATATTGAAAATCTATTTTCAAAATGTAAAATAGCCCATGCTAAAAGGGTATTATTTAGTAATCCTTCAGAAAAAAAAATTATTACTAACCAAGATTTAATAAAAGGGTTTGAACTTTATAAGTCACATGTTCCTGTAAAAAGTGAAAAAAATAATAGACATATTGAATTTATGTATACGTAAATGTCCGTAGTTATCACATAAGATTAATATTTATAATTAATATATTAGTTTATTAAAAATGAATTCTAAAATTGTTATTACTGGTAAAAATAAAGCCCTCAATGATAAATTTTCACAAATAAGTTCTAAAAGATCTTCCAAGTCTAAATTCGAGGATATAGAATTGGGTTCTACAATAGGTGAGATATATAGAAAATCACGAAGTAAAAGTGCAGTAAGCCATAGAAAAAGACATGGCGATACTAAAACGATTTATAAATCAATGGTAAACACAAAACCAGTAAAAACTAAACAATATTATAAAAACGATAAACCCGTATTTCAAGAAAACAAAGTAATAAAATTAAATAAAAATAGCCCTATTGTAATTGATAAATCTCCGCCTGAAAAGCTAGTAAAATCTATTCCTGAAATACAGACAAAATCTCCGACTAAAAATATGGTAAAATCTGCGACTAAAAATATGGTAAAATCTACGCCTGAAAAGCTAGTAAAATCTCCGCCTGAAAAGCTAGTAAAATCTCCGCCTGAAAAGCTAGTAAAATCTCCGCCTGAAAAGCTAGTAAAATCTCCGACTAAAAAATTGATAAAATCTCCGACTAAAAAATTGATAAAATCTCCAACTAAAAAGACACAAATAAATAAAAAACTAACTACAAAATCTAAAAATTTATCTTCTCAAGTAAAAAAGCCGGACTACAAAACTGTAAAAGTAAAGACAAATGTTAACAGTTATCTTATTCCAGATAATATTGTTTCAAAAAATATTTTAGATAGTAAATTTAATAATAACCACCACTTTACTCAATTTACAGATACAGTTGATAGATACCTTGTTAAAGTAATTTCAGGAGGAATAGATATCAATAAATATAAAAAATAATAACTACTTAAATATAATTTAGATATTAATTATACTTAATCAAAGAGAATAATGTCTTTAATAGATGAATATTTTGATTATCAAGATCGATTTGAACAAAAATATGGTGAAAATACTATAGTTTTAATGGAAGTAGGAAGTTTTTTTGAAGTATATGGGACTGATGACATTGGTAGTAATAAAGGTAGAATTAGAGAAATCTGCGAAGTTACAGCATTAACTATGTCTAAGAAAAAAGGGCAAAGTAAATATTCCAAAAAAGATTATGTATTCATGGCAGGATTTCCTAATCATAGTGTGGAAAAATGGAAGGACATCCTTATTAAGAATAACTATGTAGTAATTATTATTGAACAAGATAGTCACGGTAAAAAAGATCCTAAAAGAACCATTACCGAAATTGTATCACCTGGTATTAATATTGACAGCAATCATTTTTCAAATAATGTCATGTCCGTTTATATTGAATGTATCAAAGATTTTAAATCACAAAAACCTATGGTAGAATTAGGATTATCTATTGCTGATATGTCAACAGGAGAAACATCTATTTACGAAACCTATTCGGCGCATGATGATAATAGATATATTCTTGATGAGATTTTTAGATTCATTCAATCTCATAGCCCTAAGGAAATGATTATTCATACAAAAAATATTGATCAGATTAATTGGGATGAAAAATCTATTCGTAAAAGTCTTGAAATAAGAAATGAAATTTTACACTATAATTTTTACAATTCTAATCAAGATATTCTTAAACCCGCTTATATAGAGTCACTTTTGAGTAAAGTATTTCCAGTTACAGGAGCAATAACCCCTATTCAATATATCGGATTAGATAAAAATCCTACATCACTAACATCCTTTATTTATCTATTACAATTTGCTTACGAACATAATGATAATATTATCTCAAAACTTACAAAGCCTGTTATTTGGGAAACTGAGAAACATCTTATCTTGTCACACGACTCAATTAATCAACTAAATCTTGTCCCTAATTTTAATGTAAAGAATTCAGGTATTTCTTCGCTATGGGATATTTTAGATAAGACTAAAACTCCTCTTGGAAAAAGGTATCTTAAATATAAGTTACTTAATCCAATTGTAGATTCAATTGAAATTAATAACACTTATGATGCTGTTTCAGAATTTCAAATCAAGAACGATACGCAATATATTTTCGAAGGAGTATCAGACCAACTTAAATCAATTAACGATATTCAACGTCTTCATAGAAAAATGGCACTTAAAAAACTTCAACCTTATGAATTTATAACTCTTGATAATTCATACAAAAAAATTAAAACTATAATTAATTATCTAAAACAGGCAGCTCTTGATAATAACTGTAAAATAATTGAAACAGAGCTTCTTAAAAATAGTGAACTTAAAGAATTAGATAGTTTTATACAAGATTACAATCAAAAAATAAAAATGAATGAAATTTTAGGAGTCAACCTTAATAATATTACTGATAGTTTTTTTAACAAAGGGGTATTCAACGAAATTGATGAACAACAAGAAAAATTAGAAACTTTAAAGAATTACTTTAATCTATTTTCATTATCTTTAGGAGCAATTATAGATAATTCTGGCAAAACAAAAGCAGAAGTCAAACGTTCTGATAAAGAAGATTATTTCTTAACAATCACTAAATCTAAATCAAAAATTCTTACAGCTCTAATTAAGAAAAACCCTAATAAAATTGTAACATTTAATTCAGGTAAATATTCTTATAAATTATCAGACCTTGACCTAAAGAATACAACTACTCAGTGTAAGATTTTTTCAGGAGATATTAAACAAAAGTCACATTTACGTGTAACCTATGAGAATAGAGTAAAAAATATGTGTATTAATAAATTTACTGATTTGGCATATGAATATTACACCAAACATACATTACTATTGGATTCAATTTGTAATTTTGTTTCACGAGTAGACTATTTAAGTAGTGTAGCAAGGGTTTCCCTGCATAATGGATACGTAAAACCTAAAATTGACAATAGCAGGGAGGATAGTTTTATTAGTGCTAAAGATCTTAGACATCCTATTATTGAGAAACTTAATGAAAATGTAAAATATATTCCTAATGATGTTGAACTGGGAACTGATAATCAAAGTGGTATATTATTGTATGGTGTTAATGCTGTAGGTAAAAGCAGTTATATGAAAAGCGTTGGTCTTTCAGTTATCATGGCTCAAGCCGGATTTTTTGTTTCTGCTCAAGAATTTACCTATAAACCATATAAGCATCTATTTACAAGGATATCAGGAAATGATAATATATTTAAAAATCAATCTACTTTTGCTGTAGAAATGGATGAATTAAGAACTATTTTAAGAAGAGGTAACAGTTATTCACTTGTATTAGGAGACGAACTTTGTAGTGGAACAGAGACAACATCGGGATTGGCATTAGTAACTGCTGGAGTAGTCAGGTTATCAGATCTTGGTTCAAGTTTTATTTTTGCTACACATCTCCATAAATTATCTGATATGCCTGAAATAAATGAATGCAGAACTGTGAATAATTATCATATGGAAACAATTTATGATGAAGATAAAGAGCAGTTGATTTATAATCGCAAACTTAAGAGCGGAGCAGGAAATTCTATATACGGACTTGAAGTTGCTAAAGCAATGAAGCTTGATAGTGAATTTCTTAAAATTGCTAATAAAGTTAGAAAAAGAATTATGAATGTAGGTGAAACTATAGTAGAAACTAAGAGTTCAGTTTATAATTCTAAAAAGCTGATACAAAATTGTGAAGTATGTGGATGTAAAGCTACCGAAGTTCATCATATTAACGAACAACATATCGCAGATGAAAATAATATGATCGATACTTTTCATAAAAATTCACTTCATAACTTGGTATCACTGTGTCATGAGTGTCATCATGATGTTCATCATGGTAAACTATTCATAAAGGGTTATCATGATACCAGCGAAGGAACTAAATTGGATTTTTATTATAAAAAAATAGATAGCGATGCTTCAGGTCAATTAAAAAAGAAGAAATTTTCACAAGATCAAATAGATATTATTAAGGATATTCATCAAAAAGCAAAAACTCTGAACGGAACTAAAAACTATTTACAGACGAATAAAGGTATTAAAATATCAACTGCTACCATAAAGAAAATTGTAAACAATTCATATTAAAATATAATAAAAGTATATATTAATAAAATGGTTAGATATGATGAAGTAGGCTCTATTAGTAAAAAACTAAAAACTTTTTTTTTAGATCTTGACATAACCAATTTCCTAATTGTTCTGGTAGGTGTAGGCGTATTTGCTTTATTAATGGGGGCAATGAACCAATCTATTGTTACCGCCCAAAGTATTGTTATAGCAATTATAACTACTGTTATTGTTTATGTTTATTTCAAAAAAGAATATTCCAGAAAGATTAAAAAACTTAAACTTAAGAATAAATTGCTGAAAAAGGATTCTATTTTAGACGAACTATGTGCCAGTAAAAAAACGAGAAACACTAAATTATGTAATAATTACGAGACTTCAAAAAGAAGCTTTTATAATATATCAAACATGTTGTTACAAAGATATAATATTAATGATTAATTATAATTTAAAATTATATTAAATTATAATAAATATATGGTATTAGGTAATTTAATTCAATTAAATAGTATAGGTAATGAGGATAGATTTCTTTATGGTAATCCTCAAATGACCTATTTTAAATCTGTTTACCAAAGAGCAAGTAATTTTGCAATAAATTACTCAAAAGTGCCATTTATTGGTAATGTTAATGTTGGTTTAGGTAAAGAGATTAAATTCAGTATACCTTTTAAATCTGATTTATTAGGAGCTTTATACTTTAAAATTAAGTTTTCTGATTTAATAAGAACTGAACAATTTACTGATATTAATGGAGTGACTTCAAATAAACCGCAATTTTCGTCATATGTAAATGGTATAGGTTATAACTGCTTTGAATACATTAAATTATATATTAATGGAAATCTTATACAAACACTTGATAGTAAATTAATATATTTAATTAATGAACTATACAATGACCAAGCTAAAAAAGATTCTTTTTATAGCATGAACCTATTTAATAACACTAATTTTAAGATAGCTGATGATAATATTGAGGATGTTAATACAACTTTAATAGTTCCATTCTTTTTCTCTAAAAATACATCTTTTGCATTACCATTATGTGCTCTAAATCACTCAGATATACAAATGGTTGTTAAATTTAAAGAAGCATCTAAATGTGTAGTTAAACAATATAATACCGATGGTGATACAGAGATGGGAATTAATGGATACACGGTAACTACTCAAAATCAAGGTGGGCAAAATGTATTAGTTCCTACAGGTCCAAGTGGCACCGTTCCCAATCAATATGAAATTTATGATGAATCAGTTAGTGCTGAAATTGAATCATTCGAAATTTTCTCAGAAAATATTTATCTAAATGATACTGAAAAAAAGATGTTTTTGGGCAGAGAATTGACATATTTAGTAGAACTTTTCCATATAGGAAATACTAATAAAATAACCAATCCTAATAACGATAATGTTTATTCTATGGAGCTGGAATCGAAGAATCCAACAAAATATATAGCATGGTTTTTACAAAGAGAAGATGTTTATGACGCAAATTATTTTGATAACAATACTACAAAGTTTCCAATTAAATATAGTAGTAATCAATACAGCACCGATAGAAAAAATCATATATTAAATGACGCTGTATTAGCACTAAATAATAATGATATTAATGATAATGTAGATGCTAAATTTTTATCAGATGTAATTCTTTATCAAAGATTTAATACGAGTGTTAACGGAAATTTATATGTATTAAGTTTTTCTTTACACCCTAAAAGAGACGAACCTACTGGAACTATTAATTTATCGAGAATTTTGTATAAAACTCTTAGATTAACATTAGTAGATGAATCAAAATATACAAACAATAATTATAAACCAACCATCTTATTTAATTACTATTCATCGTATTATAACATACTTGTTATAAAGGATGGTTTGGGAGGGTTAATGTATCAATAATTTATATTCGTTATATATATATTTATAATGAATAATAATTCTCAAGAACTAAGAAAATTAACAGCACAAAAAGTTACGATAGGTGGTCGTCCCCAGAACGGCAATACTGACCTTTTTGTATACGGCGAAGTTGATTTAAGAAAAAATTTAATGGTTCGAGATAATTTAACTGTTTTAGGAAAACTAAATTCTCAAGATAATAATACATCAGGTTCATTAAATGTCTCGAAAAATGTTACTATCGACGGAGATTTATCAGTAGCAGGTAAAACAACACTTGAAAAACTAATTTTAACAACACAAGTGCTTAATACAGTAACTGTTAAAGAAAAATTATCTGTGGGTAGTTCCGCTACAATAGCATCGTCGTTGGGCGAAGAAAATTTTATTGAATTTACGAAAACAACTCACGAAAATGACGAAGATCATAAAATTGTTACAGAAGGCACAAGTTTAGGTAAGATCGCCTTCAAAGGTTCTGATGGTATAAAATGGGTTGAAGGAAGTAGAATATATGCTGAAGTAGAAGGAACTCCCTCAGAAGATAATGTAAGTGCAAATATTAAGTTTGCTACAACCCATAGCGATAATATTATGAAAGATAGATTAACTATTAATTCTAATGGAAACATAGGTGTATCTGAAGATAATCCTAATACATCATTACACATTAATACAACTGATTCAGTTATTTTACCATCGGGAACAAGTGAACAACGACCAAATTTAGAAAAGAAGGGTCAAATAAGATTTAACACTGAGCTTGATAAATTTGAAGGTTATGGACCTAGAAATAACTGGATTAAGATAGGTGGAGGAGTGGTTGATATAGACGAAGATACTTTTATAACAGCAGAAAATGATGACGGGACTGATAGCGATCAATTAAAATTTATAACCGATGGTAATGAAAGAATGATTATAGGGTCAAATGGTAATATAGGAATAGGAACATCAGAACCAATAGAGAAACTAGATATACAAGGTAATATTAACTGTAGTAATAAAGTTATAGCAAAATCATTGATAGGAACATTAGAAGATTCTAATTATGAAAATCTAGAAACAGCTCACAAATTAAAACATGTGGGTGAGCTTGATAGTGGTTCTATTACAAGCAATTTTGGCAATATCAATATAGGTGATAAACTTTTAAAAGCAGGAACATTAGAAATTAATAACAATATAGGAATAGGTAAATTTCCAGCAAAAGAAAGTCTAGATGTTTATGGTAATATTAGACTTAGTCAAAAAATGTTATATAGTAAAACTAATCAAGATAAAATTTTATTAAAGGGTGATGAAAATATGACTAAGATAGCTACTATGGGAGGAAATGAATATCTTCAATTCTTCTCGGGAAATATAGTTGATACAGATAATTATAAAACTGGAAATCATTCTTGGTATACAGCTAATGGTAAGGTTTGGAATCAAAGAATGACTCTAACAAGTGAAGGAAGATTAGGAATAGGAATTGATAAACCAGATGAAGTTCTACATGTAAATGGTTCTGTTAAGGCAAATGGGATTATATTAGGGGGAACAAGCATAAAGATTTCAGCTGACAAGATTAATCTACTTAAGAACCTAAAATCAGAGGCACAAGAACAGATTGATAATATTATAGAATTACAAAAAGTATATGAAAATAAATTCGAAACGAAATTGAAAGAAAAAGACCAGGAAATAGCAAGAATTAATAGTAAATGTTCAGATTTAGAAAGGAGATTAATTGAGATAGAAAATAAATTAAATAATTAAAAAAAAATTGATTACAATTTTAAAATGTAAGATAATGTTACATTTTAATCATGGAACAACGTCTTGCCTCTATTGAAAAGAAACTTGATACTCTTATCAAGCTTATGAGTGAAGCACCACGGTCTTCTCCAAAGACAAAAGCAAAAACTAAAAAACCAGAAAAAGTAGAAAAATCTGGAAGCGCTATCGTGTCAATTTTTACAGATCTTATTCTAATTACAGGAAACACATTTAGTAATAAGGATAATTTGAAAAGTATTGGAGCACGATGGAATAAGGAAAACAAGGGATGGCAATTTAACGCAGACCAAATTGAAACTGTAAGAGAAAAAGTTGCGGAGGTATTTGAATCCACAAGTTTTAAGGAAATGAATAAATTATTGAAAAAGCCTGTAGAAAGTGATGGTGAAGATAATGTAGGTCAGGTAAATAGTAGCTGGTGTGAAATCGATTCAGATAGTGACTAGTAAATTACCTAAAGATAATAATCTAATAACATAGTAGATAATAAATGGATTTGAGTTTTAATGAAGAAAGTTTTAAAAATAATATAAAAAATAAAGTAACTATTTCAAGACAACAAAGAAACGGTAGAAAATGTTGGACAATAATCGAAAATTTTGCGGAAACTCTTGAAATGGATGATATTAAACAGTTTATAAAAAAAATTAAAAAGACCAAATGTTGCAATGGATCGTATCAGGTCGATGATAAAGTGATACAACTTCAGGGTGACCAGACCGATTATGTTAAAGACTTAATCTGTAATAAGCATGGTTACAATGAAGAAGATATTTTAGTTAAAGGAGTATAATATAAATAACAAGATTTATTTTTTATATTATTATGTTAAATTATATTAATATGACAGCCGGAACGTTATTACACATGGCCAACAAAGGCCCTGAAGATAAATTCCTATATGGTAATCCTAAAATGACCTATTTTAAAAACGTTTTCACGAAGGCAAGAAATTTTTCATTTGAATTTAATAAAGTTACAAAATCTGATGGAAAAATTGGTCTTGGTAGAACAGTTAGAATTGAAATTCCTTCAATAGGAGATCTATTATCAGGAGTATATCTAGATTTCAAATTAAAAGACCTTAAAAGGACTGGAAATTATACACAAAAAAATACTATCACTGACTCAAATGGTTTTGTAAATTTACAAGTCGATGATTCATTAGAACCAGTATTTACTTCATATGTTAATGGTGTAGGATTCAACATTATAAAAGAAATTAAATTATTAATAGGTGGAGTTATGATACAGAAACTTAATGCAGAACTTATATTTTTAATTAACGAATTACACACTGATTACAATAAGACTTTTTCATTTAGAAAAATGACAAGATACAGCACTACATTTAGCACAGGTAATACAAATCAACAAAATATGACCTGTCATTTACAATTACCTTTCTTTTTTTCAAAAGATCCAGGTCAATATTTACCTCTTTGTGCTTTATCTAACTCAAAAATTGAACTTGAAATATCACTAAGAAGTTTAGAAGAAATTTTAGTAAGAGATTTTAATACTACCCCAGATGGAGTAGTTGTTCCAGGAACTAATGGTTATCAAATTAGTAATTCTGAATTAATTGGCTTAGGAACGGTTCCCGCATCTAATGAAAGATATATGGAAGATATCACAGGTGGTTTAGAATATATTGATATTATTACAAAAAATGTTTACTTAGACCCAGAAGACCAGAAATTATTTAAAATTGCTCCTAAATTAGATTACATGATCGAATTATATCATATAGGAAATGAAGAACATTTTCATAATCCCAGTGGAAATTCAACATATAGAGTAGATATAGAATGTAAACATCCTACAAAATATATTTTATGGTTACTACAAAGAGAAGATGTCAAGAATGCAAATATATACGAAAATTATTCAACTGATTTTGGTTATCGCTATGGACAGGGATTTTATACTTTTAATCCGGATAGTCATCTAATTAATGGAACTGATATATTTGTTAATAATACAGCCATACTTGATGGTATAAATCCTGTTTTTATCTCAAAATCAACTATTTATGAAAAATTTAAAGGATGTAACGTAAGCCCTTTTTATGTATACAACTTCGCTCTCGATCCATATTCTAATGAACCAACGGGAACATTTAATCTTTCTGTATATAAGAAAAAAAGTTTTGAAGTATCTTTAGTAGATGAATCTAATTATACTAATAACAATCTAAAAACGGACGTTTTATTTAGATATTACACAGCTTATTTTAATATTTTACTGATTTCAGATGGAATGGCTGGATTGCTATACAATTAATGTGTTAATAAATCTGTCTTAATATATCATATTATTATATATTATGAACAGCTATGATGTTAATCAATTGGATAAACTCGAATTGAAAAGAATTTCTATAGGTAAGAAACTTCATAAGGGGGATTCAAGTGTTTCTGTTGCTGATGACTTAACTATTAATAGAGATCTTTTTGTTGACAGAGATATTCATGTAGTAAATACGATTCAATTAGGAAAATATACTGATTCTGGTCAAGAAATGCCTGGTGCAATGAAAGTTATAGGAACATTAAGTGTATCAGGTAATAGTTATTTAGGCACTAATGTTCAAACAACTACAATCAGAAATGATATTGTAGTAGAAGACACATTATCAGTAGCAGGTTCGGTAACTGTAGCAACTTGTCAAAATGAATTACCCAGTAATTTCATGGAATTTACAAGAACAAGGCATGCTACTGACGATAATACTCATGTTCTCATTGAAAAAGGAGATTCATTGGGTTCGATACTTTTTAAGGGTTCCGATGGAACTAACTGGAAAAAATATGTCGATATTCAGACATTGTCTACATCAGTAGAACAAAATAATGAAGGGGGTAAAATACAATTTAATATTCTTTCAGGTGGAGGAGCACATAGCGGTGATGATGGAACAACTAATACGTCAGACATGTTTAATCTTTTCTCTATAGGAGGAGAGAATAAATCAGAAGGAATCAATAATCAAGTTGTTGTTAATGAAGCAGGAATTAACACGGATTTTAGAGTTGAATCTGACCTCAATGAAAATATGATTTTTGTTGATTCTTTAGCTAATAAAATAGGTATTGGAAGAGATTCGCCACAATATACTCTAGATATTCAAGGTAATTCTAGAATAAGTGACCACCTTTTATTGAATACTATTTCAGTAGGTGCTGATTCTCATGGAAGTCACAAAGCAGTTGTAAGAGAAGATCTTGGTGGAAGTGATATGAGTGCCTTGATTTACAATACTCAGTTAGCATTATTTAGCACCGCTAAGCAATCAATGAATATGGGTGTAATGAATGACGGTAAAGGAGTTATTCAAGTAATTGATAATAATAATCCTTCAATAACATATGCTGATTTAGGTCTTCAGCCTTTAGGAGGACAAATAGCAATAGGAAAACAATTGGCTAACGTAGTTTTAGATATTGAAGCAACAGATTCAATTAGAATTCCAGTTGGCACGATTGCTGAAAGACCTACGGCGAATTCTTCTAATCATACAGGATATTTAAGATATAATAGTGAACTTAAAAGATTTGAAGGTTATGGGCAAAGTCAAAATCAAGGATTATTATTAGATGAATGGATATCATTAGGCGGTTTAAAAGATGTTGATAACGATACCTATATTACTGTAGAAAACCAACATGGGAGTGATAACGACCAAATTAAATTTTTTGTTGAAGATAGACAAGAAATGACTCTTGATAAATCAGGATACTTAGGTATAGGAATAACGAATCCAACTACAAGATTACATGTTGAAAGTAATGACCCAAGCTATAATAATACTGAACCTATTGCCCTATTCCGTTCCGCCAATAAAGATACTTCAGTTAGAATTGAAGGTAAAGGAGAAAGTTATCTTGAACTTGCTAATGTAAACACAACAGGAGACACGGCCAATTCGTGGGGTATAGGTATCAATAATGATAAAAATCTATATTTTAACTGGAAGACAAATAGCACCCTCGACTCAGATATAAATATTAATGAGAGTAACGCAATGACTATTATGCAGAATGGTAATATTGGTATCAATAAATTGGTCCCTAATGTAACTTTTGATATTGAAGGTGAAGATGCTATTAGAATTCCCCGAGGAACAACAGCTCAACGTCCTACAACTTTAGGATTAGGTCAAATACGCTATAATACGCAATTACATACATTTGAAGGTTATGGCGCAGGAAATGCCTGGGGATCATTAGGAGGAGTTAAAGATGTTGATAGAGATACTTTTATTACAGCTGAAAATAGTGCTGGAGCCGATAACGACGAACTTAAATTTTACACTAATCAATTCGAAGAAAATATAGATGCTTCTACTGTGCCTAGAATGATTATTAAAAATGATGGAAAAATAGGTATTCATACAAATACTCCTCTTGTCAAATTTCAAATTACAGACCAATCTATATTAACAGGAACGGATATTACAAACGGAACAGCATCAATATATGGGACTTCAGGACAATCATCTTATCAAATCTTAAATGTATCGCATACCAATCAAAGCGAATATATTTCAATAGGTTTTAATGAAATAGCTAAACAGGGCACTAATGACGGGCCTCTTAAAATCAATAATAAAAAAGATAATGACATTGTTTTTGGAACTAATAATGCTGATCGCATGATTCTTAAAAATGATGGTAAATTAGGAATTGGTGTAAGTTCTCCTAATACATTTTTACATGTTCAAAAAAGTGGAGTTCAAGAGCCTTTGGCCTTATTTGAATCTACGGATAATGATTCTTCAATAAGAATTGAGGGTAAAGGTGAAAGTTATTTAGAAATTGCCAATACAAATGCTACTGGCGACAGCACAAATTCATGGGGTATAGGTATGAATAATGATAAAAATCTTTATTTTAACTGGAAAACTAATGGAACTTTAGATTATGATACAAATATTAATGAGCATAATGCTATGACTATTATGCAGAATGGTAATATTGGTATTAATAAAGCTGTGCCCAATGTTACATTTGATATTGAGGGAGAAGATGCTATCCGAATTCCTAGAGGAAATACAGCTCAAAGACCTACAACTTTAGGTTTAGGTCAGATTCGTTACAACACGCAACTCCATACATTTGAAGGTTATGGTGCGGGAAATGCTTGGGGTTCTCTTGGAGGAGTTAAAGATGTTGATAGAGATACTTATATTACTGCCGAAGATAGTGCTGGAGCTGATAATGACGAGTTGAAGTTTTACACAGGTCAATTTGAAGAAACTGTTACTGCTACAACTGTTCCAAGAATGATTATTAAAAATGATGGAAAGGTAGGTATTAATATTATTAGTCCTCTTTACAAAACACATATTAATGGAAATGTTGGTATCGAAAATAGTGTAACATTACAAGATACATTAAGTGTATCTGGCACAACAAATCTAACAGGTAATACAATTATAGGTTCAAAAGCTACTACTACTCATCAACTTCATGTAGAGGGAACTACAAATATTACAGGAGCAACAACTCTTGAAAGCACATTAGATGTAACTGGTGATACATCTGTATCTACTTTTGATAGTAGTGGAGCTACTTCATTAGCTACAGGCGGTGGTATAGTAAATATCTCTAAATCCGGAGTTATGACTACAGTTAAAGGAACATTAAATGTTGACCAAGCCGTAACTCTAGATACAACACTTGATATAATGGGTGCAACAACTTTAAGTAATACGCTTGATGTAATAGGAGATACATCTGTATCTACTTTTGATAGTAGTGGAGCTACTTCATTAGCTACAGGTGGCGGTATAGTAAATATTTCGAAATCCGGAGTAATGACAACTGTGAAAGGAACATTAAATGTTGACCAAGCCGTAACTCTAGATACAACACTTGATGTCACAGGAGAGACCATATTAAGGAATACACTTGATGTAATAGGAGATACATCTGTATCGACTTTTGATACTAGTGGAGCTACTTCATTAGCTACAGGTGGTGGTATAGTAAATATTTCGAAATCCGGAGTAATGACAACTGTGAAAGGAACATTAAATGTTGACCAAGCCGTAACTCTGGATACAACACTTGATATAATGGGTGCAACAACTTTAAGTAATACGCTTGATGTAATAGGAGATACATCTGTATCGACTTTTGATAGTAGTGGAGCTACTTCATTAGCTACAGGTGGTGGTATAGTAAATATTTCGAAATCCGGAGTAATGACAACTGTGAAAGGAACATTAAATGTTGACCAAGCCGTAACTCTGGATACAACACTTGATGTCACAGGAGCGACCACATTAAGTGATACGCTTGATGTAGTAGGAGATACATCTGTATCTACTTTTGATAGTAGTGGAGCTACTTCATTAGCTACAGGTGGCGGTATAGTAGATATTTCGAAATCCGGAGTAATGACAACTGTGAAAGGAACATTAAATGTCGACCAAGCCGTAACCATGGATACAACACTTGGTGTCACGGGAGCGACCACATTAAGTAATATACTTGATGTAATAGGAGATACATCTGTATCTACTTTTGATAGTAGTGGAGCTACTTCATTAGCTACAGATGGCGGTATAGTAAATATTTCGAAATCCGGAGTAATGACAACTGTGAAAGGAACA